GCAGCTAAAAAGCAGCAAGCGCAAGAACCACAAAACCTACAAGAACATAAAGCCGTTTTAGATAGATGGAAAATTCTATCAGGTATTTAAGAGGTAAAATGAAAAAAACACAATTGAAAAGAGTTATTAAACCTATCGTAGAAGAGTGCATTAACGAAGTACTCCTAGAGAAAGGTTTATTATCTAGTATCATTTCAGAGGTTGTTAAGGGCATTCAGCCCCTGCAACAGCCTCAAGTACAGCGAATGCCTGTAATGCAAGAAAATAAACTTATGCAACAACAGCGTCAAGAGTTAGAAGAACAAAAGTATGAAATGATGAAAGAGCAAAAAAGAAAACTACTAGACGCTGCCGGTTTTGGTGTAGATGTTTTTAGCGGGACAGAGCCAATAGAAGAAGCAGCAGATCCTTCCAATGGTCAAGCAGGCGCATTGAGCGGTGTTGCACCAAACGATGCTGGTGTAGACATCGCAGGTATAATGGCAGTCGCGAATCGCGATTGGTCCAAGATGATTTAGAGGTTATTATGGGAAACAAAAGACCGATTAACGTCGAGGTAAAGCCAAGACATAGAGACGAACCAGTAGAAAAATTGATTAGACGTTTTACTAAAAAAGTTAAAAACGAACGAGTTATCGAAAAAGTTTTATCAAGAAAACGTTATGAAAAACCTTCGGTTAAAAGACGTAGAGAAAAACTTAGAAAGAAAAGACTTATTCAAAAACTTAACCGCGAGCGCCAACTACGCGAAGAACAAAGACAAAAATAGGTTTTTACTATTTT